GCGCGGGGTGTTCCCCAATCTTGACGATCGGAAGTCATCATCCCCCGGAGCTTGCGGCCCGGTCGGGGTCTAGTCTTCATTATGCTCCGCCTCCATGCGGTCGAGTAATTCAAACATCTGATGAGTGATGGTGGCGTATTCGCGATCTTCTTTGTGCATTCTCTCCATTAGGTGTTCTCGATGTAGGTTCTGTAAGGCTGTTCTTGCTCTGGTAATTGCGGTCATCTTCTTATCTCCTTTGCAGGGCCGGGGAGCTGGATGCAATCAGCGACGAACTAGACACACTCCCCGACTCCTACAACCCTCGGAGGGGTCTTCACTACTTAACAATTATTGAAAACCTCTCTTTTTTCTATAATTATTACTCACTATACTACTACTATACCTATTTACATGACCTATCTATCTATCTATCTATCTGAAACGAAGGTTTTAGGGCCGGGTTAGGCTCGGTCTAAGGTGTGGAATGGGAGCTTGTAGCCGTAGGGGTCGTTATCGTCCTCCAATTAGCCACGATCAAGATGCTTTTGGAAATGGTTCAAAGAATCCGACTTTCGATCGATGTTGTCGGGCATTCTCTGAAGAAAATTGATTCTATGATCGAAATGGCGGGGGGGGTCGGCGGGGGCGAACCCCCGTCCATGGTTCAACAAGCCGTCGCCCAACTGATAATGAACAAGATGCAAGCTCCTTTGGATCCTGGTGTTGTTGAAGTAATCCGGGGAGAAGGCGGAAAATTCGCTAAGGAATGACTATAACCGAGTTTACGCCCTGGATCTGATTCATGGCAAGGCGGAAGAAGGCGACAAGACGCCGACGCAAGACTTGGAGCATTCTAAATTCCCTCGAAGCTCTGGCCTACGGACAGATCCTCAGCGTGGGAATTACGGGCGGTGGATTGTGGGAATTCGCAACCGGGGCAACCGATCTAGGCTATCGAGAGAACCGAGGGAATCTCGGAATAGGTGCTATGGATCAGAACCTAACGGGAATGTCCGTCGTTGGGAATACTCAAATCTCTCTGGGCGACTTCGTGAGCAACCCCACGCTGGCCATAGATGAAATGACCAGCAATTTCACCAACTCAATAATCCCCATGGCGATCGCAGGTTTCGGGACGTCGATCGCGTTTCGCGTGGGAAAGCGACTTTTGAGAAAACCGATCTCAATGGTCACACGCGACTTGATTAAGCCCGTATTCGGCCCCGGAGTGCGGCTCTGATGGCCGATGTTGACGCCTTCGGGCAATTAGTGATGAAAGGCGGCTCGGTCTGCCCTCTGGCCCGAACGGACATCGCCGAAGGAACCGAAGAAGAGATTCAGACGGACGCGAATTATGTCGGATCGGCTCAAACGGCGGGAACCTTCGTCACCCAGACACTCGCGAGTCATGTTGTTGTCGCTTCGGGGATTACCGCCGAGAATGATATGAGCTATTGCGCGATCATGAGTGCCGGTAAAATCAAGGCGGCTACGCCCGTTAGCGGCTTGAACGGTGGCGCGGGACTCCCGGCCCCCCTGCCTTATCCTAAGCAACTCGTTGCCGGCGATCAAGTGAAGGCTCTAGCCTCCGCCGCCGCTACTCGAACCGTCGCTCTCTCTGTGGCTTGCTCAAATGGCGAATACCATATTTTCACCGTCACCCCCTCGGGAGCTGCGGCTTCGGGACATGAATTAGTTTCGATTCTAACGGGCTTGTCCGTAGGCCAGACACTTCAAAATAGAACCGTGACTCACGCCTTCTGCATGGGAGGCAATAACGCCGCGAACTTTTCAAGTCCGGTCTATTTCGTCAATGGATCGGGAACGCCGATCGCGAGTGTGACCCCAAATGACCCGGCGGTCGATTCGGGCAAGTATGAACCCTGTTTCGCACCGATCGCTCTAAACACCCGCGCTCTGGTATCAACAGACGCGTAGGTGAAGTGAATGGCAATATCGAAACGCGCAAAGGCCCGCCTCAAAATGATGAAGGCGTCTGATAAGGTGATCGTCGCAAAGGCGGCGCGGACATTATTCAATTGCGAGCTGATGGGGCCGAAGAGAGCGCAAGAAATTCTTCGCTGGGCAGAGAAGCGGTGATCCAGGTCGGTGATCCACGTGCAATACACATACGGCAAGGTTCGCTTAGGAAAGGGCGGAATCCCTGTCGGCGGGAGCGATAACAACAAGGCATGGCCCGTATTTCAAGCGGGAGAGAACCCCGTTCAAATCATCTCGGGGAGTTATCGAAGTGGCGACGCTTCCGAATTTTACAAATTAGCGATCGCCCCTCCTGATTTTGTCGCTAACGGGACGGTGACGATCGCGGGCGGCTCTCAAGGTCTAACTATTCTCAATAAATCTCTCAGTGGTGGACTCCATACCGCCACCGATCCAGGCGATCCTTTCGTTGATGTAGTCATGAAAACGTCCAGCACTAAGAGCTGGATCATTCCGCCATGGCATCAAGTGATCGTATGGCCATTCTCGGCGGCCAGCACGAATGATTTCTTCGTATCACTTCTGGGGCTTGATTTGGTTGCCTAAGTCAGCACCCACGCAGGTGATAATTCATAGGATTGAATTTCAAGAAAGTGAACGCGAGATCCTACGGGACGTAGCGATGACTTGGCAAGCAACCAGGATCGCCCAACCGATCGTCGCGCTAATCAACGACAATACGACCCTCCTACTCATCCTAAGCGCGGTCGGTGCATGGTTGGGCTTGAATTACATTCCACCCGCGCTCGAAGAGGGCTACGACTTGATTCTTGACTTTCAACAGCAACTACAATCTGCCCTCGAGCAGGGAACGATCATCCGCGAACGGGTTGACCTTGTGGGAAGCTCCATCCGACGCGGGCCACTCTGGGGAGGGATCGACCTTGCGGAAGCCTTCTTTGGAATCAATCTGCCAGACTTCGGCGCGGGGTATGAAGTCCCGCCCGCCGGGGGCGGTGGCGGATTTTGACCCCTCCCCCCCCACACTTGAGCATCATTTCGGGGATAATCTGAGCATCCGACTTATAATAGAACGGCGAACCTTGCGTTTTTCGGGCTTTGCGTTCCCCTCGACGATCATATCATCAAACGAGAATAGAACGGGGTTCACTTCTTCCGCCGCTTCTTGAACTAGGGTGTGATCCATATAGTCGGGGTTTGGCTCAGCCATGTATGGGCTTAGCTCCTTGCCGTATGCGTCATGAGTGCGAGGGGCGCGGCAGTATGCGATCCAGGCTTCTTGAGGTGGTGGGCCACACGGCCAACATTTCATACAGCGCGGTTGCTTCATCGGGAGGCATAATTTCGCGTCGTCGTCTTCCCGCTTGCATTGAACCCACTCCCCGCCGCCGTCAATGAAATGACGGATCAGGCATTCCCTCACAAACCGAGAGAAGTTTGGGATCCTGGTCGCAAGCTCGGCGGTTTGCGGATCCAGGCTAACGGACTTGACGATCGAAGGACTCAAAACGAAAATCCCCCATGGATCTCTTTGATGATCTCTCGGCCTATGTCGAGGGCAAGCGCGGGTGGCACTATGGCGCGTTCCTTAGCCGTCTGTGGGCCTTGCGTCCCTGTCCGCGACCCTCTGGGGGCCGCGATATGATCGGAATGCCCGTTGACGCACATTTGAGGCTCGAATCCGACAGGGAGAACCCCGAACAGATCCGTGGGCTTCATTTGAACGTGGCCGTATCTGCAATAGGCGACCGTGACCCGATCCAGGTCTTGAACAAAGGGCCGCTTTCTCAAGAGGGCGCGGGGGTTCTCCATCACCCAGAACTTAGGGTCGATCGCCTTGATGAAATCAAGTCCGGCGATCACCGCCGCGTCTGAAGCCTTCGCCGCATCGGTGACGGCGACCCCCTCCTTGAAATGACCTTGGGGAAAGCTCATCACCGAATAGCAAGTGCAATCTGGGGAGAACCAGACGAAATCAATATTCTGGTAATCACCAGGATCCAGGTCTTCCCATTTACAGCACAGATCGGGGTTCGTGGTTTCGTCGTGGTCGATCGTGGTCATCTCGAACCCCAGAGAACGCAGGGCGATCGAAACCGATTGAGAGCCGGAGCCTAATTCTAAGCCTCGAATCATACCCCCCACCCCCGCGCTTCCTTTGGAACGTCGAGAGTCGTGACCCCGGCCTCTGGGAGCTTGTGCTTTCGATAGAGTATCAGCATCGAGGGAAAGGGGGCATTCGCTGAAGGGGTCGCTTCATCGAAGCGGAAATTGAAACGCCCCTTGATGAGATAGACAAGGTATGCGTGGGGCATTACGATTTCATGGAACCATTTTGTATCGCAACGGGCCGGGACTAGAACATAAATCGACTTCACGAGAGGATTAGTCTTGATTTCTTCAGCGCACTTCTCCAACCAGGATCCGATTTCGGTTCCGAAGGGGGGGTTAAGCCAGACGTTCCCATACCATGCTTTTGAAAGTCCGTCATCAGTCTTTGAATAGAAGTGGGGAGCTTTGGCGTTTCGGATTGAAGCGGCGGCGTCGAGATTTGGGATCCAGGACTTCTCTTCTTCCATCCACTTCATGAATGCGCGGGGTGTTCCCCAATCTTGACGATCGGAAGTCATCATCCCCCGGAGCTTGCGGCCCGGTCGGGGTCTAGTCTTCATTATGCTCCGCCTCCATGCGGTCGAGTAATTCAAACATCTGATGAGTGATGGTGGCGTATTCGCG